AGGCAAGGGGCCGTATGGCCAAGAGTCGAATCGCAAATAAAATTCCTCAATGATTTCGGTGCCGGCAGAGTCGAATCGCAGCACCCCAAAAGGAGGCCTAAGTGATTGATCCCACAATGGCGGGAGCGACGGGGCTCGAACCCGCGACCTCTAGCGTGATAGGCCAGCGCGCTAAGTGCAATTATTCAGCGGATTCAAATACCGATTCGACTCGGGCGCCGGGCAACAGCGGTTATAAGCCCCCGCGATTCGACTCTCTGCGGCATGGAGTCGAATCGCTCAAATGCCTCTTTGGCCGCCACGATTTCATCTACATCGAGGGCTTCCAAATTCTCGATGAGGATTGCGAGCGCTGCCGGCATTGCTCGTTTGCGCGCAAGCCGGCGGCGATGGCCCAGCGATAGGTTAGACGGCCCATGCGAAGAGGCGGCAAATGAGCGTGACCCGTTATCCTCTCGCATGGCCGGAAGGCTGGCCGCGCTGTCGCCACATCGGCGGACTGCGTTCGGGAAATTTCAAGGTCACCTATGAAAAGGCGATCGCCGAGCTGGCTGCGGAGATCGAACGTCTTGGCGGCCGATATCCCATATTATCGACCAACCTGGAACTTCGACTCGACGGAATGCCGAAGCGCGATCGGAGCGAGCCGGCCGATCGCGGGGTTGCGGTCTATTTCGAACTCAAGGGCACACGGAAAGTTTTCGCCTGCGATACCTTCACGACGGTACGCGACAACGTCAGGGCTATCGGGCTGACGATTGCGGCATTGCGTTCGATCGAACGTTATGGCGCCACCGCCATGCTTGAGCGGGCACTGAACGCCTTTACGGCGCTGCCGCCGCCGCACGATCCGTGGGCAATCCTTGGAGTGCCGCGCGGCGCCGATCGAAAAAGCATTGAAGAAGCTTTCAGGATACTGGCGCTTAAACATCATCCCGACCGCGGCGGATCAAGTACACGAATGAGCGAGATTAATAGAGCCCGCGAAGAAGCACTGAGGGGAACATGAGCGCGACGATGCATGGCGGTGAATGCGATCATATTTGATTGGAGCAAGCCATATGAGCGAAAACTGTGCCATTAATGATTGTCACAAGCGCGAGTTGGAGGCCCGCATCCGCGAGCTTGAGGTCGAGCTTAGTAAAAGGCCGGCGAGAACACCGCAAAGGCAGAAAGAAGTTGAGACGATGCATGAAATGAATTTGCGTTTGAGGGGACAAATCCGCGAGCTTGAGGCGGACCGGGATGTCGCCATTGCGAAAGCCGGCGATATGTGGCAGGGCCGCGAAGAACAGCGCGAGCTCGCCAAGAAGGCCGAGGCTGCACGGGATTGCTTAGAGGCAGAATTGCGGGTCTGCTACAAACTACCATTCGCGATGGGCCATGCAGTTGCGCAAAAACTCGTGGCTGAACGAGACGCTATCGAGGCCGTCACCATCGAGCGGTGCGCGCATGTTGTTGAGACCAGAGTGAACACATCAAATGTGCCGAGACTGATACGGATGATTGCCGCCGACATCCGCGCCCTGAAGGCTTCGACAAGTGCTCAGCCCGAAATCGCCGTCCCACCGCAATAGTTGATCTATTAACCCTTCCCATGCGATTCTCCCGCCCCTATCGGGAGACCTCTATGCCTACCGCAACCAGCCGCCGCGCCCCGCCGCCCGCCAAGGCGCTCAAGGAGCGGCGCGATCTGTGCCGGGAACGGCTCAACATCGAAAACCGTCTCGCCGGCGACTATGCCCGCATGGCCGAAATCGACGCCATCCTCAAGAGGCTCGCCACCGATGCCGGTGCCGGTTTCAAGGAAGAGTTCCCCGGCCTCGGCTATGTCGGCGCCGCCGGCGCCGTGGCGGCCGAATTCAAGGGCGATGTCCCGGTGATCCAGACCGAGGCCTGGCAGGCGCTCTCGCCGGCCGATCGCAAGGCGCGCATGAAGGGCGGCGTCATCAAGATGGAGCCGCAATGGTCCAAGGCCAGCAACGGCCGGGTGACCGTAAAGGTGTACGCATGAATGAACATCATGTTCACGAACTCGAACGCCGAATCAGGCGCCTCGAGGCCGAATTGATCGCCACACGCATTCGGCTGGCCGGGTTCGACTATGCGCACGAAACCCCGATTCCTCATGAGCGGGCGCAGGAGCCACTGCCATCATGATCATCCCCACTGTCGGCCGCGTCGTTTGGTACTATCCCCGCAAGGGCGAAATCGAAGCCGGCACCATCCCGGACCCGGAGGGCCAGCCGCTCGCCGCCATTATCGCGCACGTCAATCCCGACAGCGTCAACCTGATGGTAATCAGCGCGCGGGGGACTCCGTACTGCCGCAATTTCATCCCACTGATGCAGGAGGGCGACGCCCAGCCGGCGGGGGATTATTGCGAGTGGCCGAAGAGGGCTACGCCAAATGAAAAACCCCGCCCTCTCCCCGCTCGCGGGGAGAGGGCGGGGCAAGTCTAAGGAGGAAACGCCTTGTTGCAAGGCAGCGGCAGCGTGTCGCGAGCGCTACCGCACGGGCGTGCTGATAGCCTATGGGGCTTTCAAATGCACGCCGAAATATCCCGCCAGCGCGCCCAGCACGGCGCCGGCGCCGGAATACCAGTGCTGGCGATTTTCGACCCGGCCGATGCGCTTCTCGTGCTCATCCATGCGGGCGCCGCTCTTCTCCATGCCGCCCTTGATCCACGCCACGTCCTGCGACGTGCGGGTGGCGACGTCACGGATGCTGTCGAGCACGTTGCGGATTTCGGCGAGGTCGGACATGGCCTATCCTTGCGACTTCGCCCCCGGCGGCATCCAGTGCCACCAGAAATGGACCGCAAGGCCCCCGACCACCATGCCGTAAATGACCAGGATCGGCGGCCACGCGAGCGACAATTCCCACACGTAGCGCGACAGGGTGGTGTCGCCCCACGCGATGGCCACGCCTTCGATCGCGCCGAACGAAACCAGGATGGCCAGCAGCCATCCGGTCCAAATGAGCGGAAATCGCTTGTCGGGCATGGCCATGGCGGCGGACTACTTGTTGCCGTCCTTGGCCAGCAATAGCCCGATGCCGGTGGCGATCGCCACGCCGGAATCCATGGTGAATCCCGGCACATGAAGATCGAACGCGGCACCGAGCACACCGACCATGAGCAGAATTGCCCCACCGGCCGACGTCTGCCAGTTGGTGGTAATGGTGTTGAGCATGGGGATTGTCCTCTCAGCTATCGAAAGCGAGGTGATGCCAAATGAATGATTGGCCGCAAGAGAACAGCCGTTCCCGCGGTATAATGCGACGCCCCGGTCTTCATTCTTGATGGCCGGGGCCCCTAAAGAAAGGGCCGTCCACAAGGAGCGGCCCAGTCTCATTCAATCAAAGAGAAGCTATTCGATCATTTGAACAGGCGTGCCCTTACGGCGCAGTCCTTGGCCTCCAGAAGCTTGCGCAGCGCTACGGTGCGCTCTGGATTTCGCGGCAGCGTTCTCACGAGATGATCCGCAAGCGAATGGAATAGCAGGCTGACTTCTTTCAATGGCTCCGGCAGGTGTTCATAGGCAAAAAATTGCAACATCGGATCGCCGTGCTGCGTTTGCGATTGTTCGTTCATCATTCACCTTTTCGATTTGAGTTTAATTCCGGAGCATCGCTCCCATAGAAAGGGCCGTCCGGATTGCTCCGAACGGCCCTCCATCCCATGGCCCGGTTTAGACTCCCGGTCCCACTGCCGCTTGGCTGAAACCGTCGCGTGGAAGCATTATCCACACCCTGCTGCGTAATGCGGCGGCCGGTAGCATCCCTCGGCCTGAATCAGCCTCGCTCCACCCGACTCCCCGGCCGGTCCCTCCGAGGGTACCGGAATTACGGCCGGATCAATGTCGCCACAGGATTCTTTAGGCGACCGGCGTCCTTGCGGGCGCAACCGCCGTCTTCGCCTGCCCGAACATATTCGCGATATCGTGCAGGTGAGTTTCGAACACTGCAAGCTTACCGACCGCGTCCGGGGCAGCCTGGACAGCGGCGGCCATCTTGAGGCCGGTTTCCACGATCGGGATGAACGGCACCACAATGGCGCCGCCCGGAATGAATCCCGCAATCATAGTGATGACGGGCGCGATCATTTCAAGATCGACTTCAACGGTGTTGAGGTTGAAGGTTGGAATTGCCGGCAGTGCCGGGACGGCGGTTGTGGTGGTCATGATGGCCTCTTTGGGTTGCGCAGGTGAAAGTGGTGCAGATTGCAGTACAACAAGAACTTCCACGGGCTTTTGTGGTGCAATTGCATTTGCCACGTCCGCGTCGAGCGTCATCAGCACTTTGAGAATGGTAAGCGCGCCGGGCTGTGCCGATACGGCGGCGGGATCGTAGACGTGATCCGCCACATACTTCCCCGCCGTGTACTTGTTCGACCACGACGCCAGATACGGCGACACGATCGGCTTATCGAGATAGCCGCCGCCGTTGTACTTTTCGAGCTGATAGGCGATGCGCTCGATCGGCCATTCCTTCACCTTATCGAGATCGTCGAAGATCAGCGCGTCGGCCGCGCTCACCATGAAGGTGAATGGTGGCAGTCCAGGCGGCCGTCCGGCCGGGACGCTGACGGTGCGGGCGGTCAGCGGGTCACCATTATGCAGATGGGAGTTGCACAGCCCGAGGTTGGGATCGTGCTCCATCTGGTCGATCAACGCGACGACGAACCACACTTCCGGCCGGCCCCAGACCGCTGCCGCAACCTGGCTGTAGGTTGCCTTATGTGAGATAAGGACGTTGCAGATCACATTCAGCGCCGCAATCCGCGCCGGCGCCGGCTCAAGCTCCGCCCACAGCCTGGCGTAGGAGGGGGCCAGACCGGCGAAGCTCGGATATGTCATGGTTATCCTCTCGATCCCGGCAAGAAGCAGCTCGGCGCCGCCCAGTTTACCGGCCACCATAGAATCGCGTAGCCGACCCGATTGGTCGCCTTGACGAGCTGATCGGGCTGCATCTTCCACCAGGCGCCGCGGGCGAAGACATCGAACGTCCCGTCGTCATTCTCGCGCCACTCGGGATCTTCCAGGCGGACACCGTCGGCATAATCGCAGCATGGCGTGCCGGCTGCGGAGCGCAACGATTTGAACCATTCCGAGGTGACCGGGTCGTGGCCCCACCGGCCGGTGTCGCGGGCATAGGCCGGAATCAATCCGCAACCGGATTGGGCGAATAAAAAAGCCGCCAGGATGGCGGCCGTTGCGATTTTCATGCGCATGAAGGTTTCACTTCTGAGGGTTTCTCGAAGAGTTTCGAGTGGCCTTCCGGGAATCTAGCGCGAGTTCGAGTAAACGGCGAATGGCTTCCGGCCGCGAAGGCACCGGCTTCTGCTCCAAAATCCACAGATCAAGCCGTCTTTCCAATTCCGGATGAAGACGCAGCCCTACATTCGGCCCGATGCCTGTTGGCGGCCGGCCACGTCTACGTTTTTTTTCATCTTTTTTGGTATCGGCTATTGACGAACTCATGAAATGTTGGTATCACTTAATCATCGACAAGGCAAGAGGAACCCGGACATGACCAGTCTGACATCAGACCAAATTGAAAAGTTCCGCCTCGCAACCGCAGCCCACAATGCGAGCGGCTACGAGGAAGACGCCACGATCGACGATTCGCTATGCAGCGAGGATGACGTTACCGCCACCACCGAAACGCTGGCCGATTTCATCAAATCCCGCGGCACGCCCGCAAATATTGAAAAATATAGCTTTGCGACCCTGTACATTTGGGAAAATCAACAAGCCCGGAAAGGTGCGCGGCGCGGCGATCTTTACGTGGTGGATTTTGGTGATCGCAGGGCAGCCTATTTTTCCGGCGAAGCCTGAAAAATCCGGAGCGCGAGGCCATAGCCCCGCGCTCGATTTGGTGGCCGAAGCCTTATTAACCGGCGCCGGAGCGACGGCAACTCTATGATCCTCGGTCTCAGCATCGCGATTATCTACACAATCATCAATAAGGCAAGAGGAGCAACGACTATGGCTTACGAAACCTGGGAACGCGAGCATGATGAACGGCTGGTTGCGTCGCTGCGCTCAGCGCAGATCGTCGAAACAGAGACAACCCCCGGCACATGGTTCATCGAACTGGCACACCTGACGGGATGGGTGGAGAGCACCGCCGAAGGTGAAGTGATTTGGTACACGACGATTAGCGGATCCAATGGCGACAAATGGTCCGAAGGAACATTGCGGGGCGGGTCAGAGTCGAAGCGCTGGCAAGCTTACGCGCGCGCATGTGTGCGCAATGCGCTGGACGAATTGCGCGGCGAAGTAATCTCCATGGCCGCCAAACGACTTGAGTACGCCGCCTGACGCGCGACGGGCGGCTCACAGGACGCCTCCCCTCAAGACAAAAAGGACAGGAAAATGACTTTAACCGTGACGGCACGAAAACAAGTGTCTTTCGGAGGTCGCATCAGGTGGATCGGAGGTCTCACCGCGCATCGCGGCCATCCGTTCGTCGTCGCTTGCGGACACAAACATAATGCGCGGCGGGAAGCGATCGAGTGTGCGGAAAATCTGTTTCACGCCGAACTCGGCAGTCTCGTTGCCGAAGAAATCGCCAAACATTCCGGAAGTTGACGCGCGACGGGCGCCCCGCGGGACGCCTATCGGGCATCAGCCCAACGCTTCGACAAGCGCTCAGCAGGCCCAGGGGAAGGATTGCAGCCTTCCCCCATGGCCCTAACCCGAACCACAGGAGCCCCCTATGGCCCAAGCTGCGTTGCCCTCTATCACGAGTCGCGGTTACGATGAAGGCCGCATGCACGCCGATCTCGTCACCCGGCTGATGTTCATGCGGCCGGCGCCGATCACCGGTATTGCCGATGAGCACGACCTGACCGACCGCGCCGAACATCTCAAGGCGATTTTCGCCACCGTCGCCAATTATGCAAAATGCATCGTACAGGACACGATCGATTCGATGTCGGCGGGAACGTCCTGCATCGATCAGACCGGCATTGCCGCAATCCTCGCCGACTCCGCGTCGGATGTCTGCGGACAATTGCTGGCCGCGCGCGATGTCATCCTCGAAACGAGGGACGCAGCATGAACGCCCCCGCGAATTTCCTCACCCCATTCGATCCCGCCAAGGTCGGCGCCATCATGGAGGCCGTCCTGATCAAGGGCGACCTTTCCGCCCTCACCCAGGCCGAACGCGCGAAATATTACGTGCGCATCTGCGAATCGCTCGGTCTTAATCCGATGACCAGACCGTTCAAATACATCCTGCTCAATGGCGAATTGCAGCTTTATGCGCTCAAGGCATGCACCGACCAGCTCCGCGCCATCCACAGGATTTCCGTAACGGCTCTCACGAAAACCATAGAGGACGGAATTTTCATCGTCACGGCAGATGTCGCCGGGGGCGCCGGCCGCACCGATGCCGACATAGGCGCGGTGCCGATCGCAAATCTTAAGGGCGAGGCGCTTTGTAACGCGATGATGAAAGCCTCTACCAAGGCCAAGCGCCGCGCCACTTTGTCGATCTGCGGGCTCGGCTTTCTCGACGAAACCGAGATGGACGATATTCCGGCCGGCGCCAAGCAGGAAGTGCCGCAACCGGAAATTCCCGCGCCGGCGCCGCGAGCATTGCCGCCTTGCGAGGAAGTCGAGCGCGCCATCAAACAGGCGGCCACGGCGAAGACCATAGTACGGACAATCGTCCCGGCGCCTAAGCATTCCTTAAAGAATGGCGGGATCGCGGATCGCGCCCTGCAGGGGCGAATCGCGAACACCCTGGAACGGGAACGCAATGCCGAGCCGTCCAAGCCATTCCTGGTATCCGAAATCACACGGCGCCATCCGATCATGGAGGAACCGCCGCCCCATGACGATATCCCGGATTTTCTCGACCGTCGTCAGACGGTCCCGGCATGATCCTTCACATGCGGCCCGCTCCACACCTGGAACGGATGCTCCGCATGATTGGGATCTTCCCGGCATTCCGCGAGCGGATGCAGTCCGCTCGCGAGAACCTCTTCAAGCTTGCGATGCGACTCATCGCGGTCCCCGGTCCCGAACAATTTCACGGCCGCCATATGATCCTCCGCTTACCAGACCGCCGACTCGTCCCATTCCACCCCGACGGTGAAATTCCATGTTCCGGTCGCCGGCACCGTCGCCTGTATCACGAAGCCTTCATTGGTCGCGAGGATCAGGCGCTGATCGCCCGGCAGGGCTTTGAAAAACTCGGTCTCCGGATTGACGATGTCCTGGCTCGTGGACACCGACATCGAGCGCACCATCGATTCGAGCTGCTGGGCGTCGAGCGTGCGGGTGCCGGCCGTCAGGGTCGCGGTGCTCGACACGCGGAAATCCGCGAGCCCCGTGGTCGCGTACGCAGTGCGCAGCTTGCCGTTGTTGCCGGTCAACGTCGCCGCCGTTCCGCCGCTGTCGGAGGCGGTGAAAGAACGGGCCGCATAAAGATCGAATTGCGCGGCCCCGAGCGCGAATCCGGTCGTGTTAACGCCGGCGGAAAAGAGAATTCGGCGCACCGTGGCGATGTTGGCGCCGCCATACCGGAACGCCGCGATCGGAGAACCGGCGCCGAGTCCGGCCGCCATCAGGCCGCTCTTGAGCGCCATCTTGTATTGCCCGAGGGCGCCCGGATTAAAGGGCTTGAGGGCCACCAGCGCAGAGCTGTCGGCCTGCACGTCCTGCCCTTGTCCCGAAATCTTACCGACGACGATAATGCCGGCCATGTCGAACTACTCCTATTGCCAACGCCAACCGACGCTCCACGCGCCATGGACGAGAGGAACTCCGGAAAATCCGCTATCGGATCCCGGACCGAGCATCGGATTGACGGGGTCCAGTCCTCCGGATGCCCAGGTATTGACCCCATAGATCGTGAAGCCGACGCCGGGGACGATATTGCCGGCCTGGATGCGCGGCGGATCAAGCCAATGTTCATCGACCGTATGGTCGGCCGTCGCCGCCGGCATGATGAACGCCTCGACGATCGAGCCGGCCAGGATATTGGCCTGCCCGGTGATGACGAGCTGCGCATCGGTCGAGCCCGGGAAGGCGCCGAAATTGATCTGTCCGGAGCCGGCCGTCACCGGCACGTAGCCCGCCGCCTGCATGATCCCGAGCAGCTGCCCGGAACTGAGCCCGATAGTCCAAATGCCGTTCTGCTTGGTGACCGTGATGCCGCTACCGCCCTGCACCATGGCAGGAAACGGGGCGGAAAGATTGACGCGGATATTGGCGGCCAGGCTCATCTGAGGTCTTCTCGAAGATTAGATTGTTACTCCGCCGTAGAGCACCGGCAATTGGACGAGGAAAACCTGCCGGGTGTTCACGCTATCGGTCATGGTCAACGCGGCATTGAGTGTCCCGGTGGTGGTGCCGGAGAACGTGCCGGACCCAAGCGTCTTGAACGTCGCCTCCGGGATGAGGAGCTGAAGCATCCCGACATCGATTATCGTGATGCCGTTTCCAAGCGAGGCCGAGAGCAGCGGCCCGAGATCGTCGGGCGTGCCGAAATCGAACCACGGCACGAAGCCGCCGCCGTAATTGCGTGGACCGCCGCGGCGGATTTCGAATTGATAAGTGAGGCCGATCTGACACACGAGTGCGCCGGTCGCCGCCGCATAGGACACCACGTATCCGGTCATCGAATTGAGGCCGCTCGCAGTATCCTTGACGGTGACCGGATCGCCTACATTGATACTCAGGTTCTTTGCGATCGTGAGCGACAGCGTCGACACCTGGTTGCCGATCGGAAACACCGGAATTGTCAGCGGTGTCGTCGAGGCGGTGACGATCGCGCCGTCGGTGACGGTCCACGCCGCGCCGGTGAACGGCAGCGCATTGAACGTGGTGCAGCCGTCGAGCTTGATCGGCTGCGCGGTGTCGTCATCGAACAGCGAAATCATCAGCAGCAGATCCTCCCGATTGGTGACTTGCGGGAGGGCGCGGTTGAAGTACATGGGGGATCAGCGAAAAGAGCGAGTAGCGAAGTGGCGAGTAGCGAGTAGAGGAGCTTCCCTACTCGCTATTTCGCTACTCGCTACTCGCCCCCTTACGCTCCTACTGCTTGATGTACCAGGTGCCGAGCACGAACGGCTGCATCACGTTGAACGGCGTACCGCTGCCGGTACCGGCATTGTTGATGGTGATGCCGGTGACAGATGAGTTCGTTGCGGGGCCGCCATAGTTTGTCGTGGCATTGCCGGCTGCGAACACAGCCGAGGTGCCCGTCGCATAAACTGTCGCCGTATGAGAATGTCCCGGGTCGGTCAGCGAATTGGCATGCGTATGGGTAACCAAATCCGCGAGCGACATCGTATGATTGGCTTCGCCTCCGCTGGCGCCCGGCGTTGTCGTGGTGTCGGCGCCGCCGCTGGTCACGTTGCTGGCCAGCAATCGTCCTGCCGCGGTATTGCCCATATCGTCGAGACCGACACCGCAGATCCGCCCGCGGCAATCCGGCAGCGTGATCTGCTTGTTGGCATTGAAATCGGCGAGCCCCGAAATGCCGCGCCCGCCGACCACCGGGCAATGCGCATCCGGGCAATTGGTCCACAGGTACGTAAAGAGGTTCTGGGTGTCGGCATTGGCGCGCTGGGTGGCGCCGGAGGCCGCCCCTCCGACGGTCTGGGCATTGGCCTTGACCCAGCCCGACAGGAATTCCCCGGTCAGTCGCCATTTGAGGTCGCCGGTCGACGCGATGGTGGTCGGATCGACCGCGCCGCCGCCGCCGCCGCCGGCCGACGGACCGATGACCAGCATGTTCGGGTAATCGAATTGCACCACGCCGTTTATGTCAGTGAGCCTGACGTGAATCGTTCCGTTCGCCAGATAGAACGGCGGGATGCGGCCATTGATGTCGAGCGCCAGCGGCCACGAATTGGGAATCGTCAGGCCGGTGTCCTGAAACGAATTTTGAACGGTGTTGACGGTGCCGGTCTGATAGAAATACAGCAAGCCGCCCGACAGCGGCGTGCCGCAGGCGTTGGTGAAACTCACGCAATTGGTGAATGCGAATTGCTGGGTCAGCGCGATCGGCAGCGTGCCCTGGGCACTGGCGAGGGATGACCATAGGAGGGCGACGGCGCCCAAAACGAAGCGACGAATCATGAAAACTCTCAATCTAATCAAAGATGATCGCGGAATCTTTGTGGATCAAAGCGAATGGGTCCGCCGCCATTATTGGTGGTGGCGAGAAGACACGCTTTGGATTCGCTGCGAAGATGCGCTATTGCGCTGGCTGAACACGAGGAGCGCGCGACTGATCTTTACCGCGTACCTGGCGATTATTCTGATCTGGGCGAACTCGATTGGCGCTCTTCTGCTCTTCGGGTTCAGTATCTACCTGAGTTGGATTTGCAAACCGCTTTATCAATTCGTTCCGGATGGGGCCGGTGATATCTGGCACATTGTTGATGAGATTTCGTGAGGCCATGGCGAGCATAGCCTGTCTTGCGGGTCCGGGGACGCGGGGAGCGTTCCGAGCGACATGCATCCATTTGGCGAGCGCTGAAGCCGTCGCCGGCCGCGCCAGATATTTCGCGAGCCCGAAGCCGCCGGCTCCGGTTACCAGTCCGGCAAAGACGGCTGCAATATTGCCGCTCGCCAATGCGCCGGCAACGGCACCGCCGCCGCCGATTATCTTTGTAAGAGTATCGACTCGGCCGGTTCCGGATTTGTTGATATATTTGTCGCTGGCCTTCAGCACCTCATCGAGATTGGCAATTCCATCGAGCGCCTTGCGGTGCGCCGGGTCCGGAAAGAGAATCGATTTCGCGGTCGCGCCCAAATTGCGATAGCCGGTGCCGAATTTTTCGAGGCTGAATTTACCCGTCGCGGGATTATGACCCAGTTCGGATAGTCCGACCCCCACGATCTGCTCGAAATCCTGTTTCGGCATCTGCTGGCGCAATTGCATGAGCAGCTTTGCATTGCCGCTCTTGCCTTGTGCCGCATTGATTATGCCCCCCACTACCCCTTCGTCTGTCTTGATATTGAGAAGATTTTGGACCTTCTTGTTGCGGTCGACGAGCTGTGCCGCGGCGCCTTCCGCTTGTTTCCATACTTCGGCGGCCTGATTGGGATGCACACCTTTGGCATTGATTCGCACCACGCCTTCCATGTCGCCGGTCATTGCCGCGTAGAGCCGCTTGAAATCACCGACGTTGAAGCCCGGATTGGGATTATTCGCCGCAAGGCCGATGATCTTGCCGACGTCGGCGCGGGCGCGCTGCAGGCCGTTGAAGCTGGCGCCATTGTTGACCAGCTTGTTGATGTCCTGCAACCCGGCTTCAGGCTTGACCATGCGGGCGTCGATGCGGCTTTTGAAGATGCTGTCCAGGGCCACCCGCGTGCGCGAGAGTGCCGTGACCGCGTCCGGATCGATGACGTGGCGGAGCGCCTGGTAAACCTGATCGATGCGCCCGTTGTTGTCGTCGATGATGCCCTGAAGCGAAGGCCGCAGACCGGCGCCGGCGGTGGCGCGGTCGGGCACGCCGCCCGACATGCCTTCGGCAATGTCATTCACCGCATTTCCTGCGGCCTCGATCGTGTTCCCGACCCGCTCATCGATCTTGGCGCCCACGATCGGCATCGAGCGGGACGCCTGCGTCAATGCCCGGGTGGCCTTGCTGTCGGATACGAGCCCCGCCGGCAATGGCACTCCAAGATCGGATGCCGTCCTGGCAGCTTCCATGCCGGGCGTCATGGTTTGCGGCAAATCTTCGCCGGCGCCTTTGAATAAGGGCTTTCCGAATGCGGTCAGCGAACGCGGCCCGGTTACGGCGGGGGATATCGCCTGGCCGACGAAATCCGGATTGACTTTACCTTGATCAAACGTCCGCCGGGCAACCTGCGCTCCCGTTCTCGCCGCGATCGAGCCCGGCATGATCAAGCTCGCCGTATCGGACAAGCGCCGCTGACCCTCTTCGCTGTTCGGGTCGACGTTGCCCTGCCAGACATCGCGCGGCAGCGTGGCGCCGCTGACCACGGTTTCGGCGATCCGGCCCGGCCATGTTTTCATGCGCTCCCAGGCCGCCCCGAGACCGGGCTCTTGGGTATTTGCGGCGGCCTTTGCTTCACTACCGTAATCTTTCTCCCACGGTTTCGCCTTCACGGCATCCGGCGGCGGTTCGTGATAATCCTGCTCCCAGGGCGCCGGCATCAGCTTCGCTCTCCGGCCGCCCGTACGGGCTCCCAATTGTTTTGATCGCGGTGATTGCCGCCCTTGAACCGCATTCCCTGTTCGATATGACCGATCGGCGGGGCCCCGGTAACGCCAGTTCCTTTCGGCTCACCTTTCGGCACCGCGTTCGGAACCCGCGCTTTCGCTATATCGGCCCGAAGTTCCTTATCGAAGCCCGCATCAAGCCTGCCATGCTTGATCTTGTAATCGTCGGCCTTGTCGGCCCACTTCATCATCAGGTCGCCGGTCTTATCCAGCAGATTGAGCTTGGCCTTGATGCCCGCCAGGCTGTCCTCCGGAGTGATGTTGGCCTTTTCCTCGATATCGAGCATCGACTTGAAGATGCGCGCGCCCTGCTCTCCCGTCTCGGCCGCCATCGACTTCAGGCCGGAGAATTGATCGGCGAGAATGCGCGCGGACACCTGATTGAAGATTTCGCGCGGAGCCGCGCCGGTCGGATTGATGCCGAATTGTGTCAAGGCGCGTTGATAGGTCAGCCACGCATCCGTGCCGGTTCCGGGCGTAAACGACGGGCTCTCCGCCACCTGGCGCAGCATATCGACGTTCTGCTTTTGTTGAGCCGCAATCATGCCGGAGCCGGCAAGCCCTCGATGCAGCGAGTCATAATATTTTATGTCGGCGGCTGCTTGTGCCGCATGCCCTTCAGCGCCGCTTTCAACGTTTTTCTGCTTCGTGGTCGGTTCGTTGTACTTCCCGAGACTTTCGAGAATTTTCTCTCCCCGCTCGATATTCGCCTTTCCTGCCGCAAGCGCCGCCTCTGCGGCTTTCGGCGAAGCCCCATACATGGCGGCAGCGGCCTGCTGGCGCTGTCCCAGCGCGATCGCCTTGCGCGCCTCTGCTTCCGTGCCGACCGGTGTTTGCCGCATATTGGCTGCATTGAATCGCGTATTGAAGCTGTCCCCCTGCGGCGACGGCGATACCTGCCCGCCACCGCCGGGCGCGGCCTGGCTGGGACCGCCGGTGCCGACCGGCGTGGTGTCGTTGCTCTCTTCCGGCGACGACGCATTGGGCACCGGCCGCCCCGCCGGCACCCCATTGGCGTTCTGCACCCGCAGCCCGGCCGCCTTCATGGCGTTCTGCACCCGCGTCACGTCGCGCGGATTAGTGATATGCGCGTTCGGATCGAGGCCGGTATATTGCGCCACCTTCGCGATGGTGGCTCCGGCAGCATCCGGATCGTCGGCGTTCTGCGTCACCATGCTCGTGATGGTATTGCGACCGTTGTCGCCGCCGGATTGCGATTGGCCGGCGGCCGCGCCGCCGCCGCGCTGAAGCATGGCGGGCGTCTGGCCGGTCGGGGAGTTGTTCTGTGCGGGCGGCTGCGCCGGCGACTGCCCGGGATTGAGCACATTGGCGATCTGCGCATTTGTTTGCTGGCCGATCATGGCCGGAATCATCTGCTGCGCCACCGGAGCGCCGCCGGTCTGAATCATCTTTGAAATCATCGCGGCGTAATCGGGCTGGCCATTCCGGTCCTGCGGGATGCCGTCTTTGAAAAGATCTTGTTGCCGGTTCTGGCGAAAGGCTTGCTGACCTTGCTGGTAATCCTGCGGCAGGCCTCCGATCATCTGATAGAGCTGCTGGGCCATGTTGCCGGCGCCATAGCTCATCGCGCCGGGAGCATTCCCCACCATGTAGTCGGATGCGCCCATCGATCATGCTGCCTTGAGGAATCGGCCGAGCTCGGCCGCCATGTCGGTGGCGCGGCGGTAGTCGACACCCTTGAGGCCCTTCAATTCCTTCCGATAGGCGCCCATATCGGCCACCACCGCGTCCGGCCGCTCGCGCTCGACTTCCTGCGCAATTAGCCCGATCTGATGGCGCGAGTCGCCCTTGTAGCGATAGCGGTGCACCGGCTGGCCATCGAAAAGTTCGCCGACTTGTTCGATATCGTCCTTCGCGCGGGCATCGGAGAGGAACGGTAATAGACTCGCGCCCATCTTCAGCCCGCCGCCCAGCGCGCCCATCAGGTTGCTCGACGCCGTCAGTCCCGCGAGATCGGCATTCGCATTGGCATTGCCGATCGAAGTCTGCGCCCCATACGCCGCATTCCCCTGATTCGTCAGGTTGGCGTTGAGCTGATTGCCGAGCCCGGTGTTCACGCCTGCAATACCGCCGGCGGCGCTGTTCGATGCGTTGAGGAACGGCAGGAGCTGCGAGACGTAATTGTTGTAGTTCTGGCTCGCCATGCCCTGGCCCTGGTTCTGCAGGGCGACATCGGTGGCGCCGCTATTGAGCTGTCCGGTGGCGGCCTGATTGCGCAGCACGTTCTGCGAACCCTGACCGAGCGCGAACTGATAGCCCGGCATGTTCTCCAGAGTCTTCTGCGCGGTGGCGCCGCCGGAGGCGCCGTTGAGGCCGAGGAGATTGCCGAGCTGGGTGGTGCCCTGGTTGGCCTGGGAGTAGTTTTGCGTGAAGGGCTGGAGCGCCTGCGCATAGTTGGTCGACAGCGCCCCGCGGCCCTGGCCGAACAGGTCGGAGAGCTGGGAATAGCCCTGGTTGATGCCGGAGATCTGATCGTTGGCCGCCTGACGCTGATCGCCGGTGCCGAATATATCAAAAAATGCCCATGGGGCATGCTCCATTTATTTCAAACGGGCAAACTGGATATTTTCGCCATTAGTGGACGCCCGAAAGTTGCTCCACCGATTGTTGAAGTTGTCACCGGAAAATCGTGTCTTAGTGTTTCAAGACGACAGCACGCAGATTGCCATAACCCTGCATAATTTGAATTGGGCCATTTGTGCCGGTCGACTGACTCGATGAGAGGAGATTGTAGTAGACGGTTCCATTGGCCCCCGTATCGATGCCGGGGATATAGACCGCGCGATGATGGTCGTTAGACACCGAACCGAAATCACCGCCGGCCGCAGGCGATACGATTGCACCGGTCTGCCATTCGTTCGGACCAACGGTGGAGCGCACTAGAACAGAAACGAGGCCGACATTGATGCCAAGATCGTTCGTGGCTTCGTATTGTCCAGTCAGGATCACGACATCTTGCGGATTGAGATTGGTGATTTGAATGCTGTAAATAGAGGTCCAACCACCATTGACGGTCGTGTTGGTGACGATCTGTGGGACCATCTCCGGACCGCTGGAATATGTCTGAACGGCGGAAATCGCACCTCCCGCAGGGCCTTGAGGACCGGCAGGACCTTGCGCGCCGGTGGGGCCGGCAGGCCCAGCGGGTCCCGGCACACCGATACATGGCTGTAACGACGAATTGGCGAGAGTGCCATCGCTGTTGAGGCAGTATGTCGCCGCTTCGGCAGCGAAACACCATGCGCAGAGTGCGAGGGCGAGAATGATTCGGTTCATGACGATCGTCACCCTATTCTGATTACCGTGAGTGTGCTGTCTTTTGAAAGTCCGGAAGAATTGAACAGTATCTTTCCCGTCGGGAATCCTGAATCTCTTGCGGACATTCGAATATTGCCGGCCGGTGACGAAATCACGCCGCTCAGACTTAGGGATATTCCATCGCTAGCAGCGATGCTCGTTGTCGCAGCGCTGGCGATGACTGTCGTGCCATCCCATAATTTGACTTCGAAGAAAGTTGCGCCGCCGGTATCGGTCAAACAGATCGTTCCGGTCGCCAGCCACGTCCCGGTGGTTCCCTGCGCGCAACTCGGACCATCGAAATAATTGGAAGTATTGTTGAGGTTGACATCGGCACTGAGGCTATTCGTGATCGAGGGTAACGATATTCCGAGCAGACCGCCGACGAATGTCAGACCGACGCCGATCGATTGAATGATCCCGGTTGCCACCGCCGCCATGAATTGCGCGAAAAATTGCGTTGGTGCTCCGGGCTTGCCGCTGCCGCTTGCTGGCGCGCCCTGCACATTCACCCAATTGACGGTAGGCGGCGGGAGCGGGGCGACCATCAATTTTCCCGCGGATCATCGCTCTGCGTCGCGCTCATGAACGGCGCCGCGCAATCGGTGTCGTCGAGCCGCCAGCGCCGCGCCTGCGGCCCCGACAGCCCGGTGTTCTTGACGCTGACGCGCGTGCGCAACGATTTGTCCTGGAGCCCCAGCGAGCGCACGAGCGGGTTTTTCCAGGTGATGCCGTCATCGTCCGACCAACTAATCGCCACCACCGGATTGATGATGTTCGGGGCCGCGCCGATCGCGATCCCGGCACCGGTCGAGAAGTTGAAATCCGCCCGCGCTACCCGGATGCGGTTGGGGAAGTCGACCGCCGGGGACGATTCGATCCGGCGCAATTGCGGGTTGCCCAGCTCGGTCAGCACGGTGTCGTCCACAAAGGCGAGGACGCCCGACTGGACGTCGCCCATCAGCCATTTGCCGAACGCCGGATGGCCGCCGGTGGCGCGCCAGCGGCCTTGCATGCCGCTCGTGTTGAGCGACCACCGCTCGTTCCACTTCTGGCTGGAGAGGTTGAATTCCCAGCTCCAGGACGGCGATGAAATGGTCCAGAACTTCTTGCCCTGGATGATGTAGCAGCCGGCCTCGAGCGTTGCGCCGGCGCGCACTTGCGCCTCGATCAAGCGGTCGAGGTCGGGCGGGCTCACCTTGGTCGGGGCGAGCGACCCCGGCGGCATCAGGTACACCCCGAAGTCCTGCGCCACCCACATCAGTATGGAGAAGCCGTCTTCCCAACCCGCGATAGCATTGGCCTGGATCAGCCCATATTCGAGCACCACGAGGCGAGTGTAGGGGAAGCCGGGCACGGCATTGGCGGTATCCTGATAGACCTCGGCCGAGGCGGTGGTGAACAGAAACAACACGCCGGAATACGCAATTCCCCGCAGCAACGTGACCGATGATTTCGCCTGGGCCGTCGTGAACGTAAGGGCATTCATGGTCAGCGAATTGACGTTAGTCGCCTGGCACTGGCCCGCCGCGATGGTGAAAAACAGGTAGCCGTCCTGGAAGCAGACCGAGTTGGGCACCCCCACCATGTTGCCGCCGCCGTTATAGGAGGTAGGGGCGCCCCCGGACAGCGTGAAGGCGCCGTTGTCGATATCGACCGCCACCACGTTCGGGGTCGCCGACTGATTGCGCGCGATGGTGACCTTCTTGGTGCCCGCAAAAGCACCGAGCACGACGACGTTGCCGCTGCCGTCGACCGTGGCGGCGGTTCCGGACCAGGTCTCGTAGGACAGGTTGTTGACGATCAGGCCGCCGCGGTAGCCGGTGTTCGCGGTCGAGGCATATTGCGTCAGCCCGGGCGACCGATGATAGGCAGCGCGGGCCGGGCCGTTCTCGCCCAACGGTTCGGAATGGCAGTTGATGAGGCGGCCGGCGGATTCCTGCGGCGTCGAGCCCGGGAAGCTCGATAGCGGCCATGGGATGTCGACCTTGCCGCGCGGAGACATTTACCAGCCTCGCCTGCGCTTGAGTTCCGCGCGGTCGGCTTCCCGGCGCGCTTCGAACAACGCCTTGTTGGCGCCGGTCGGTCCGCCGCGCTTGTAATTCCGGTACGCGTCTTCCAATTCCGGCGGGAAAGTCCCGGTTGCCGCGGATGCGGGCTTGGCAGTGAATGAATCTACCATCTTCTGAATTTCAGCCCGGCCGGCGCCCGCCTTGCGCGCAATTTGCAATTGATCGGCTTGTTCGGGTGTGACTTCGTAATTAACGCCGGCCATCTGGCCACGCACCGGAGCAACGATTTTTTCGCCCGATGCCCCGGTGTAAGTTCGCGCACTTCCGCGGGGAGCCATTTCGGGGCCGCCCGGTCCCTGACCGGGCGGATACGATCCGCGATTGCCCGGCACGTCGGCGACTCGGGAAAGCAGGTTCTCCAAGGCATCGTCGCTGATGAGCCCGCGAGCTGCGAGAGCCGAAGGATCGACAGGCATAGTTCGAGAGCCTCACTAGAAATATTCCGTCCGCAGCCGCTCGCCGGTATAGCGCCCGCGATTGATGGCCCGCAGCGACTTTGCCGCCGCCCCCGTCCCGACATCGACGCCGTTGACCCCGCCCAGCCCCTTGTTGATGAGCTTGGTATAGTCGTCCGGCGTCACCCCGAACTTGGTGCAGCATTCCCCGGCCACGACGTCGGCCAAGTCGGAGAACCATTCGCCGGGGATGTTATTGGCGTCTGCGACGACGCAGATTTCCAAGGCGGCAAGCTTGCGGAAGATCGAGTCGAGCTTCTCCTGGACGTAATTGAAGTCCTCGACATCGACGGATTGGCCGGGTGCGAGGACGCCGAGATTGGCGAGAGCTTCGGTGATCAGGTCGTTCTGATTGCGGTAGCGCCCGCCGGTGGCCATCTATCAGGCCGCCTCTTCCCCGGAGGTCCAGTTGCCGTTGGTCCATTCCTGTTCGGTGATCAACTCGGCATCATTGCTCTCGTCCCAGTCCTTGCCGGGCGGCGGCACTATGCGCTTCGATGTCTTCACCTTGGCGCGCGGGAAGCCTTCGACCTGGAATGACGGATTGGCCTTGGCAAGCTCGATCATCGAAACCTTGCCTTCGCTGTGGCGGGTCTGCACCGTGCCGTCCGGCAGGATGTGCTCTTTCGGCAGCGGCGCAACCACGAAATGTTTCGACGGATCGAGAATGACGGGCACGCGGGCATGGAACTTCACGCCGTTCCATACCATGGTGTGCGGGTCATGATCGTTAAGCGGAATGTAAGTGACGTTGACGCCGCGGGCCGGAGATTTGGCCGGCGCCGGTTCCGGCTCCGGGGCGGCGACTTTTCGTACCGTAGAAGCTTTGGCCATGGTTGTACTCCTATTCGCTACTCGCGATTTCTCTATTTACGGAGATTACGGCACGACGGCCGGACGCCAATCGTTGGTGCCGCCGCCGCCGCCGCCCTTGCCGATCGTCGGCGGAATGCGCAGGAAGAAACCCGACTGACCGGCCGGCACCGCGAAGGCGGCATTGGCGACGCCGTTCATTTTCTCGCCCGGGAACGGGTAGACGTTCATCGAATTGGGCGAGTCGTTGATGACGAAGCACAGAAACGAGCATTCGTTGGAGATAATCGATTTGAGAGTGGCGCTGCCGGTCGCAACCGATGTCGTGAAACGATTTGCCGGTCCGGGCAGCGCCGTGCCGGTATTCTGGTTTGCGGCATTCGGCGCGCCGAGATCGTCGAGGACGGTAAAGCCATCGGCTGCCAGCGCGACCAGAAGGGCGTCATTGGTGGTGGACATGGGAAGGCTCCGAGAAGGCGAGTAGCGAACTAGCGAGTAGACGGGACGCTTCCCTACTCGCTATTCGCCACTTCGCTATTTCGCTTTCTGAAAATCAGCACGCGCCGGCGGTTGAGCCCATCGGCACATAGATGCAGCCGCCATCGTTCGGGCCGAAGTATTCGAGCACGACGATAACGGTGCCCGCCGATGGCGCCGCGCCCGTATAGGTCACGGTGAGCCACACATCGAAACCGCCGTTGGCGCCGGTCTGGGCGATGCCGTTGCCGGTCGCCGCGATGCCGGCATTGGCGGCGACGACGGTCAGCGCGGTCGAGCCGGTGATAGCCGCGATGGTCTGTGCCGCCACAAGGTTGACGGCCGCCGAAGTGGTGCCGACCGCCAAGGTGCAGGTGGTGGCGGCATTGCAGGCCGTCACCACCTGCTGATAGGCGCGCACCACGAACGCATTGTAAGGCAGCGCCGCCACCCGGATCGAACAGGTCAGGCCGACGAAGATGCAGGTGTTCTGCGCCTGGTCGGCCTGGAAGTTCGTCGCCGTAATGTTGATGACATGGCGCTCGTAATGGACCTGCTGGGTCGGAAATGCCCGCGGCGCGAATTGGCCCGGGAACACCAGAGCGAGCGCCGCCGGACCGATAAGAAACGAGCCGATGCCAAGTCCGACAAGGCCGGCGATCGCGGCGTCGCGAACGCGCGTGGTAATGGAGCGCAGGAAGTTGCGCATGGGGATGATCCTTTCGAATGGAGGGGAAAACAGGCGAAAAGAGCGAGTAGCGAAGTGGCGAATAGCGAGTAGGGAAGCTCCTCTACTCGCTACCTCGCTACTTCCCTACTCGCCCCCTTACGCTCTTACTGATCATTCGCCGCAGCGAAGTATCCGGTGAAAACGCCCCATTCCTTGTAATTGTTGGTGGGGTTCGCCTTGGCGATCTTCTTCATGCCGTACGCCATCATGACGCCGACACCGCGGAAAAACTGATAATCGTCTTCCTTGAGGAACGTCGGGGTGGGCATGCGGCCCCATGCCCAGGCCATGGCGGATTGTCCGCACAGGAAGATCGGCGCGATCTGGATGCCGGCCGAGCCCGCCGTGGTGTAGGTGGTGGGCAGCCGCACGTCGAGCTCCGGCACTTCCCGGATGATCATGCCGTTGTAGAGCAGGTCGCCGTCCTGGAACAACGGGTTCTTGTCGAGCCCATCGCCTTCGCGGGGGCGCGATTGGGTGTTTGCCGTGATCACGGTGGTGTCGTTCTGAAGATCGCGGAACGGATTCGATCCGGCGAACACCACGAAGTATTCGCGGCCGTTCTTGAGCTTGTAGGGCCGCAGCCGCGGGTTGGCCTTCTTGGCGAGCCGCTTCATCTTGTTGAGCGATGCGGCCGACGCGGTCATTGCCGAGGTAATGTTGGCGGCCGAAGTCGCCCAGTTGCCGGCGGAGAGATTGCCCTGGGCGCCGCCGAACAATACGCGGTCGGCATTGTCGGTCAGCCAGGTATTGCGCTGGGCGGCGGTCGCGCCGTCGAACAGCGCGCCGTTGACGCGCTGGCCGTTGACCGACCCGAGACCGACGGGAGCGGTCGAGGCAAGCGGGACGGCATAGAAGGCGTCGATGATTTCGTCGCGCTGAAGTTCCTTGCCCCAATCATCGAGCAACGGACGCGCCTGGCCGAACAGGTCGACGCTGCTCTTCTGCTCTTCCGACCGCGGCAGTCGGACGGCATTGCGCGCCCAGTCGATCCACATGCGGTCGCCGTAGTTGTCGATCGATTCCTCGTTTCCGACCAAGGTGCCGGTCGAGATCGGCTGGTTCTTGAGACGCGCGATCAGCGGAATGTTGATCTGTTCGCCGCCCTTCTTGAGGTCGTTGATGACCCGAATGATGGCGGTCAGTTCGGTTCCGATATAGGGCGCAAAGAGGTTCTGGCGAATGTATTCGCGCGTCACTTCCTTGCGGAACACGATCAGCTTGTTGTTGGAGGAGACAGTGGTGACGGCCATGTGCCGGTCCTTTCAATAAAAACCCGCCGGTGAGGGCGGGTTCGTCAGGGGCCGACTAAGGGAGCGAGTAGCGAGTAGCGAAATAGCGAGTAGAAGAAAGCCTTCCCTATTCGCTACTCGCTACTTCCCTACTCGCTCTTTTCGCCGACAATTACTCAAACGCGGATTCGAAGATTTCCTGTTCGGTGGAGCGATCGGAGCGCGGGCCGGCATCGCGGGAGCGATGGGCGGCGCCGCCGGAAGTGGAATTGAGGGATGGCGGAAGACGGCGGACGGTCTTGGAGTCGACCTCGCCGGTGCCGCGCTCGATCGCGCGCTCGACTCGGGAACGCCCGGCGGCGCGGGCATCCCCGCTGAGTGCCTGCGTGAGTTCCCGACGATAGTCCGGATCCTCGAGGAGGCGCTGGGCGACCTTGCGCTCATAGGCCTGCGGATCGCCGCCGATCTCGCGCAGCACCTGTTGCTCATTGTGCCAGCGCATCAGGGCCTTGCCCGGATTGGGGGCATTCCAGATGCGTTGCACCTGGGCACGGGCGGCAGGATCCTGCGGATTCTGCGAGGTGAGCGCTCGGAAGGCTTCGGTGAAGGCTTCGCCATGCTCTTCCGCGGTTTCCGAGAACGAGGAGTTGACATGGCGCTCGGTCAGGCTGCGCTCGATCTCCTCGCGCTGCCGGCGCGCCCAGGCATCCGGATCTGCGAAGATGTCGGGCTTTTCCGGCTCTTCGGCCTTGGGCTCTCTATCGCGCTTGAGGGCCTCGATCTCGGCCTCCAGCCGGCGCACGCGTTGACGTTCGGTCTCGCGTTCGGCCTCCGCGACACGGCGGCCCTCCGCTTCTTCGCGTAGCCTGGCAGACGGAATACGTCCGCGCCGATCGGGTTCCCGATCGCGCGCGGCGATACGGCCGTCACGATCATCCGGTTCGGTGCGGTCCGGCTCTTCGTCGCCTTCGCCTTCGTCCTCGTCCTGCGGCTCGTCCTCGTCGTCCTCGTCTCCCTCCTCGAGCTCACCGTCCTCATCGGTCGGCCAGCCGTCATCGGTATCCATTTCCTCAAGCGACCGATCGCCGTCGTTTTCGTCGGGCTCCCGGTTGGTCGCTTCGTCGAAGATTTCCTGTTCCGTTTCGGCGATCGCTTCGCCGATCAGCTCCTCCAGCGGAGGAGTAGCTCTGGGGGTTTTTGCCATGGGGTTCTCACACGGTTTCGCGGTGTGCGCGGGTCAGCCCGGAATCCGCCGGCTGGCGCGGTCAGTCGATGTCGTTCGGCCGGGACGGGGCGGAATTGGAGGAGCGAGTAGCGAAGTAGCGAAATAGCGAACTAGCGAGTAGCGAGTAGCGAATAGGGAAGCTCCTCTACTCGCTACCTCGCTATTTCCCTACTCGCTCTTTTCGCTACTCGTTCCTCCAGCCCTCCGCTTGGGCTTGGCTTCATTTCGCTGAAGCCGGGCGATCTCTCTGCGCAGGCGGCCGATCTCGGTCCGCTGGGCGGTCACCAATGCGCCTTTGGCCACGAGCTGCTTTGCAAGCTCGATGTTGCGATTGCGCAATTCCTTGATGGCATGGGCATCGATCAGGCTATGGCGCATGGCCTATTGCTGGAAGCCCCAGGCATTGACGTCCTGATTGACGCCTCCGGCGCCGAGTGCGCCCGCCGCGACCGTGACGGTGGTATTGACGGCGCTGCCGGGGATGCACGGCGTAATCGGATGAATAATGTTTGCCCCGGTGGTGCCGACGGCCGTAACCGGCGCGCCGACCGAAAACGTAAAGGTGCCGGCAGCCGTCATCACCACGTTGATGGTAATTGCCGTCGTGGCGCTGCCGGGAGAAACGCTGAATCCGCAGATGTAGGTGAACTTTCCGGCCGCCGCGGGAAGTGTCGCCGTCGCACCGGCGGTGGTTCCGGTCGCCGCATTCGAGACCGGAGTTGCGCCGGGCGGATATCCGGCCCCGGCCGTTCCCGCCGCAATAGTGCCTTGCGTGACCGGCAGCGGTGTAGCGGCACTACATGGCACGGCCGCATTGCCGCCGGTGACACACATTTCGACGACGCCGGGAACGATTTGGTTTCCCGGCGTTTGCCAGTTGCTGGAATTATTGGCCTGTCCGAACGCCAGCGAGGCCCGGAGGCAAGCGACGGCAATTATAGCAATTTTGCGAAATTTCATGCCGCATTCCTCTTGGGCCGCGCCGCGGCCTTGCGCTTCTGCGCATGCTGAATTTGCTGCGTACGGCGCTGTTCCTGAAGCTCTTGCATTTTGAAGATGTGCTGGCGTCGCGTCCGCTCCATCTCCAATTGGATCTTCTCGCGGTCGGCCGCCTCGCGCTCGCGCTGCATTTGGGCGTCGACCTGGGCCTGCGCCTGGTCCTGCTGCGCGTTCATCAGTTCGGCCTGGGCCGCGATCTTCGCCTTGGCGATCTCGGCTTGACCTTTCTGCTGGGCGGTCTGCGCCTTGATCATTTCGCCCTGTGCCTTCGGATCGGGCTTCCGGGCGGCCTGCTGTTCGGCCTGCGCGAGTTTCTGTTCGATCGACTTCTTCATGCTCGACGGCATCGGCATGAACTCGAGCTTGATCTGCCACGGGATGGTCGGATCGTCCTTGATCATCTCGTAGGCGTCTTGCATCAGGTTCGCGTTATCGGGGCCTTCATCAAGCATGATGTCGACATCGAGCGCGCCCACCGCATTAACAATGGTCGGCTGGCCCCATTGGTTGAGGCCGAGCTTGTTGAGATGCAGGAATTGCGCCAGGCCGTCCGACTGGTTGATCCGCACGTAGCGCTCCGAAGTCCAATTCTGCTGGATGGCATTCCACACCGCGCGATAAACCCTGATCTTCCAGGCGCGATAATTGCGCAGGAACGATCCGATTTCCGCGATGCCGGCCTTCTGCAACAAGTTGATGGCGACGCCGGAATGCTCGTTCTGGCCGTCCTGGGCGAGGATTGCCGGGTTGATGTTGGCGAACGAATCGATTTCGTGGCCGGCGTCCTGCATCAGGGCGAGATGCGCTTGCAGGTCCTGCGTCTTATCCGCCGGCGTCGGCGCATCGAAGCCCATGTTGTATTCGACGACGCCGTCGGGCCGCGCGTTCTCGCGCCGCGCGGTCTCGACATCGTCGACCGCACCCTTCTGCAGCGTGAGCTTCGTGACATTGGAGATGTGGAGCGCCTTGGAGCGGCGCTGGTTCAGCTCGTCCTGCGGACCTTTGAGATTGCGGATGAAGCCGTAGCGGTCGCCGTCGTGATCCACCGCGGCCGAGAACATGATGAACCGGTTCATCGACCGCTTTTTTTCATCGCGGAACGGCGACTCGCCTTGGGCCAATAGAATGAAGCTGCAATAGAATGCCCAATACCAGCGATTGCGATGCTTGTACCAATGTTCCACGAGCCGAAGCCGGTGCTCGTTCACATAAACCCACTTGTATTCGCGATCCGCGTGAGTAGTGAGATCGAACCCGGTTTCCACCATCAGGGTGCGAAGCTCTTCCTCCTTGTCGGGGAATAGTTCGATGGCGGCCTCTACATCGAGCCACTTCGCAATTCCCATATAGCGCGCATCGGAAAAATCAGGCTTAAAGCTGCGAGGATCGTAAAAGAAATCGTCGCCGAAAATGAAATCGGCCCCCACGTCCGGATCGTCATGGTCGCCTTCGATCAACTTGAGTTCGATGCCGGCGATGCCCTCGGTGGCGGCCTGGGTGGCGCAGTAATTGTCGAGGAACTGCCATTCGTTGGCATCGAGCACCGAGCGCACGGATTGCGTCGCGATCTCGGCGCCGTCGGCATTACGCGGGTTGCGCGGATAGGCCTTGGGGTCCTGGCGCAGGCGTTGCAACAGGCCCGCGACGCCGTCGATCTTGCGGGCAGTGCGATTGTAGGTGATGACCGGCTGCCGGCGTTCGCGAAGGACGCGGATTTCCTCCGGCGTCCATTGCGCGCCGTGGTAATAATGGCGCGATAACTTCTGTTCTTCGTATTCGAGCACCTTGGCGGCGAGATAGTCGAGGTATTGCTGCCGCAGGCGCGACACCGGGAACATTCCGTCGGCGTCGCCGGACCAATCGAATTCGTCGGGCGAATGCGTGCCCCAATTGCCGACGGTGCCGGTCCGGGAGACGAAGTTCGCGGGCATGGATTACTCAGAGATCGGGGAACAGTTCGGTCAACAAAAGCTCTTGCGAAAGCTTCGGCGCGGGTCGTGGCTTCGGTTTTGGTTGATCAAATGCGGATACCTTGATTTTATAATCCGTTGCCAACCATTCCGCCTGCCGCTTGTCGCGCCACGTTTCAAGTTCCGTCCGGAGTTTCTTTGCGCTGCTGTGGCCGTCCGCGATCATGGCAAGCACGACCTGGGCGCCGAATTCGTTCGCCAGGTCGCGCATCGGTTCGGAGAGCTTGTCGATTGCCCGCATGACGCGGGCGGCGTCGGGGTCAGGCATCGCCTTGCGGCGGTGCGTCCGCCTTGCGCTGCGCCAGCACGGCCTGCGCTTCCTGTTCGTAGTCCATGCAGTCCTTGGTCGCCTGGTCGGCGGCAATATCGATCGACTGGGTGCAACCGGCGCAATAAATGAACAGGTTGGCGGCGCGCTGGTACCCCGACATGAAGATGAACCGGGCATCCTGGAGCTGCTTGGGCGTCAGATTGCCGAGCATGGCGTCCGCGACTAGGTCATCCCAGGCCGCTTTGGCATCGGGGAATACGTCGACATGCGTGAGGCCGTCCAGGAAGGCCTGGCGCTCGTCCTTCTTTGCCTTATTGGCGGCCTTGTGCTTTGCATTGCCGGCTTTGGGCTTAGGCATATCGCTCGTCCGTCGTCCATCGCTCGCCCTGCCGCAGGCTCGCCACCCATTCCGTCACCATGGCGACGATATCATCCTGCGAAGCGTGGCAGAACGGACTTTCGTTCGTCACCGTCTTACGCTTGCCCCCGAGCTGCATGATGAGGCCGTAGGGCTGAGCGCTTGTCGAAGCCTTGCCGGCGGCAAGGGGACTCGATTCCGCAACCCGAAAGGTGCTGATGCGGGCGCCGTCGCAGAGCTTGGCCAGGATCATGTTGACCCCGGCATTGAATTCGCGCTCTTCCTGATCGGGGAGGAGGAAGCTCATAGCAACTTCACCGAGGACTGCACGTCATGCTCCAGCGGCTCGCCCGGCGGCGCATAGGCGTCCTTCGGTATATCCTGTTTCTCCGGCGTCCGCATCCAGGGCCGGCTCGAACAGGCGTAGCGCCAATCGTCGGCGGCATGATCCTCGCTCTCGGTGTCGAGGTCCTCGGCCCGCGCCGGATCGTGCTGGAGGAGCGGGATGGTGCGGATCGACGCCGTACAGGTGTCGAAGCAGTAGATCATCGGGACACCGGCGTTGCCGATGATCCGGGCCCGCATGGCGTCCCAGCCGTTCATGGGGCCGCGACGGTCGCGGCCGGCGTTCTGGGCGACGCGGGTGTTGTCGGCGGCCCGGAACGAAGCCATCTTGCGGGCCGCGAGCTTGGAATTGATCCGCTCCGCGATCGACGGGCCTCCATCGACCGCAAAAGCCGCCGGGTCGAGCACCGCATAGGCGAGGCGCGGATCGTCTTTTTCACGTGAAACGATGCCGTCGGCGACGGCTTCCGCGGTCAGCTTGAGGCCTTTGCCCCCGGCCGCGGGATCGGTTGAGCCGTACCACTCGCGATAACGAACCATAGCGCCACGCGGCAGGGTCGGCCGTTGATGATCATCCTGTACGACAGCCCACCATCCGACGCTGAAAGGAGAGGCGCTACCCCAGTCCGCAGAGCGAAAGCGGACCCACGTCTTGGGGACCTCCATTGGCTGGATGACGTTCTTTTGCGACCAGCAGTCAAAGAACGCTCCCTCGATCGCAGTCCAATCGCCGTCAAGCCACGCTTTGACGAGCTGGGCGGAACCTACCAGGTAGAGCCGGTTGACGTAAGTCGGGTCGCGCTCCATCAAAATCGCGTTGTCGCGCAGCCGCGACGGGATCACCGCGACCGCATGCGAACTGCCGTTCGGCAGCTTGCGGGCGAGCGCCCGCGGCCTCACCGGAAACGGATGCAGCTCGTAGCGGCTGCGAATCCAGTGCTGACCGGGGCCGCCCGGATTGCCGGTCAAAATCATCTGCACCGGCACCCCATGAACCGAGCGGAGTACGCCGAACAGGCGCCAGATGGCGTCCGGCGTGGCATAAAGACCGGCTTCCTCGATCCATACGTCAGTGAGATTGCGGCCCTGCCAGGCGTCCGCATCCTTGATCGAATCGAGATAGCCGAAACCGATACGCCCGCCATGCGGCATCCGCCACTTGCCCTCGATCATCTTGGCGCCGAGGGCACCGTAAATCTCGCGGCTGCGTTCGATGGCGTCTTCCGAGGCTACCATCGTCCGGCGGAACATCATGCCGTTGAAGGCAGCGCCATAGCGCCTTTCCTTCAGCGCCCATTTGCCGAGCACGCCATCGGTTTTGCCACCGCCGCGGGCGCCGCCGAAGAAGATTTCCGGCAGCGGGCAATCAACGAGCGCGCTTTGTGGGCCTTTTTGCGGTTGCCACGCGACGCGCTGGCTTGGTTGGTTTGGTTGGTCCTGGTTCGCAAGATGGCTCGGCGTATTTTGCCGTCCACTCATCCGAGTCGAGAGGTCGGTCAGCAATCACATACACCGGCTTCACGTTGATATCGATGGCCGCACGCGGCGCACCATGGCCGTAGGCGAGGATGATCTTTGCTGCCGCCACATATTGAAACGGGTCCTTGAGAGCCAGCACGAGAGCTGATAGCGCCTCCGCCGTATATTTCTGGGCCTCCAGGCGCAAATCGGCATTGATTTTATTGGTGCTGCCCTTCTTCCGACCACCTGTTTTGGGGATGCCGCGGGGTCGACCGGCCATTTCTATTAATTTCTATTTCCGGCGGCTCACGCGCTCATCCTCTGATGCGCCCGATCGGAGATCAGGCCGCGCTTGCGCAGCGACTTGACCTTGGCGCCGTACTTCTTGCCTTTGTCGGCGGCGTGAAATTCCTTCGCCACTTTCACCGGAATTCCCGCTGCGGAGCCGGTGGGGCGCCAGCCGTGCGCGATGGCCGACATGGTCTTGGCTTGAAGAGGCGAGGTCGAGGGCATCGAACTGAGGGCTTCTCGAAGTTTGTTCAGCTCGCCAATTCGCGAAGAGCCTTGAGCTGCGCAATGATGCTCGGCGAGCACGGCCCGTTGTGTTTCATCTGGTTTTCGCACTCGGCAATCAACGGATCGAGCCGTTCGCGAATCTGCATTGCGAGCACGACGCCGGCGCCGTCGCCCTGCGTCATTTCAGCGGTGTCGTCATTACGGCGCGGATGTTCACCCATGATGGAATTCCTTCGTCGGAGGGCTTCTCGAAGACCGAGGGCTTCTCGAAGACTGAAAAGGCCCGGCCGTCTCACCGGACCGGGCCGTCGCGTTATCGCGCCTTCTTGGCGTGATGTTTGCGCGTCTTGGCGGCGCCGGCTTTCGCTAGCGCAGTCTTCGCGGCGGGTTTTTTCGGGCGGCCGGGGCCGCGCTTGGCCTTCTTGGCCATATTTGATACTCCTCGTGTGAAATCGCGAATTGCGATCACCGCAGGAGAATCATATTTCGGGCGCGAGGTCTATTGCGTATCGCGTCCGCCGCCGCCGTAGGGGCCGCCGGTGTTGGCGATCGTCCCCTTCATCCGCGTATTCCCGGTCTTAGGATTTTTCGTGCTGACGCCGCTGCCCGGGATCCATTTCTTGCCCTGCAACGGCGCCTGGTCGATCTGCTTGCGAGTCGGCACCGTTCCGCCGCGCGCCTGTCCGCCCTTGCTTGGAGTCGAGCCGACGCGATCGCGCTGATTGGTCGGATGGCTGATGTGATTGCTCGGCACTTCGGCCTTCTTGTGCGCGGACCCTTCGTCCTTGCTGCGGCCGTCGAACCTGGCCATCTTGCCTTTTTGCGCACGGGTCTGGCGCAGAATCGCGGGCTTGAACTTCGCGGCAGCCTTGGCGCTGATTGCACCCGAGGCCATCAGCGAGTTGAGAGAGCGCATGTCAATTCTCCTGGTAGCGATCGCAATCGCGATCGGCCCGCACGAGGCCGCAGACGATTTCGCAGGGGGCGATGTCGCCATTGCCGAGCGCCTTGCGGATGGCGGTGTCGCGGCCGAAGTGGACGCAGTTGGCGCATTTGTCCGGCCCCATGCCGTAATGCACCGCGATCTTGGATTCCTTGAAGGCATCCACGACACCTCTGGCGCGGAACATGCGCAGCAATTCCTTGGCGCGCTTGCCGTCGGGGCCGTCATCCGTGAAGGCCGTGTCGTGATAGGGGCCGCACCACAGATCCTTGGGCGGATTGACCGGATCGCGCTTCACGCAGCGGTCGATCGCCGCATCGGTCGTCTCATTCACGCTATCGGGATTGCGTCCCAGAGTTTCGTAACGCTCATTTTCCTTGGCCGACGCATAGGCGTGCGCGGCCCCGTAGCTGTCCACCGGATTGTCGCCGGCGTCCACCGACCACTCGGTGTGCTCGTGCTCGATCCAGGCGCCGATCAGTTCCTTCGGCGCGATGCCGCGGACGCGGACATCGCCGGCCATTACCTCGGCATGGAGCCGGCGATCGATGTAGACGGTCTTGCCGTCCGCGCTGATGCCGCCCGCGTAAGGGACGTCCCGGGTGGTGTCGATCCTGACCGCCCGCGCCAGCAGATCGGGCGTATCGCCTTCGCCGAGCATGCGCGAGAGTTCCGCCGGCGTCTTGGGCTCGGCATGGCGATGGCCGCTGGACATGCGTCAGGATGACCTTGGAGGAAGTGGCGGCCCGGCATTCGTGGGCTGGGGGGCTGGGGAAGATGCCGGGCCGCCGAGGCCCGCGGGTGGGGCCATACGAAAAAACCCGCGGCGCAAAGATGCGGCGGGCATATGTCGTCAATCTGGAATTTCATGAATTCTGCGGCGCGGTAGCGAAAGAGTCAAGAGCCGATTTATTTGCGAAATTGATGCTCGATCGCTTTCCAGTCAGGCCAATCGGCCGGCGTAAGAAATCTCAGCCGCCACTTATTGGAACAATGAAGTTCGCGAACCGTATAATACGTGTGCGACACTTCGACCATCGCCGGAGCGACGCCCGATCGCGTCAACACGTTCAGTCGGCCCGGAGGATCGGGCAATTCGATGTCGCGCGCTCCCGGCGTTAAATCCGCAAATTGCCCATCGCGCGGGCCGCCGATAATCTTAAGCTTCATTTGATTTTGTCTTTCCGATGCCGCTCCCGCTCCATCAACGCCCGAAAATGCCCATAAACTCCGGCCGCGTCCGCCGGGTCAACCAGGCCGAGTCGGGTCACCGTCTCGATGAAGGCTTCGCGCTCGGAGTTTAAGGAGCGAGTGGCGAAGTAGCGAGTAGCGAGTAGGGAAGCGTCCCTTCTACTCGCTAGTTCGCTACTCCCCATTCGCTTTCTTCCGGGCCGCCGCTTGATCCCCAATGCATCCGCCAGGATTCCCAGCGCGATCTTCACCGCCGGCAGCCATCCCGGCGGGCAGGCGCGATCCTCGACGCACAGCTCTTCAAGCGGCCCTTTCACTTGGCGCGGGCAGAGCGCGATTTCGGCCTGCAGGGTGCCGAACGCGCGCGCGACGTCCTGGGCACGCTCCCGTGCTTCCTCGCTCTCGATGGCCGCCGTATCGCGACCACGGCCCAGTTCATAGGACGGCGAAGCGACCGACCGCCTCCGGCCGATCGAGCGGTCGTAACGGCCATAGATTTCTGCAATGCGGAATCCGGTTGCTACTTCTACGGGCGTCAGGCTACCGGCGTAGCCGAGGCGGCCGAGCTGGGTGGCGATGAGAGGATTGCAGCCGAGCTTGACGGCGTCCTCGCGGATGCGGTGCCAGCCGGCGAGCGATGGTCCCTCCGGCTCCTGGATAAGCTGGCCGCCGGGATGGCGCTTGCCGGGCTTTTTCGGACGGCCTTTAGCCATGCGCGACTCCGGCCGGAACAATGGTGGGCTCGATCGAGGTCGGGGCGAAGGAAATATCGGCGCCGACGATGATCTGCCAGCCGATGCGGCCCCACGGGGAAGCAGGATGGCTCATGACGGCGGCGATGGAGGTCGGCGGCGGCGGATTGCGGCGCATCAAAATGCGCAGG